AAATAAAGAATATTTTATCGAAAAATTTAAGATATCGATATCATCTAAAAGATACTCTTTTAGATAGATCATTAAATAATAAAATGGTTACTTTGATTAATTTATTAAAACAATTTAAATTACATAAAATTTTATTATTTAGTGATTCTGTAAAACGCTTAGCAGTAATTAACACGAAAGATATAAATAATGATCACAGAGGTTCTAATCATTGTCGTCTTGAATTACCTTTCGAAAGGAAAATTATTATTAAATTACCCATCACATTAAAAAAATTAACTGACATTTATTACAGAACAAAAAGTCACAAATTTGATGAATGGTTTGAATTATATTGTGGCGCAACTGTTAATAAATTTAAAGATTCATTTATTGTAACGTTACACTATAGTCATCATATGGTATAAAAATATTAAAAAAAATGATAATGGGGGGGGGGGGGGGGGGGGTTGTATTTAATCCCATCCCCCTGCGGGGTGCCGTTAGTCCGTGATGCATTGCGCGATAGCGTATCGCGTTGCAGGCTTGTTGGGATTGTCTGCCACGTCTGCGAACCATTGCAGATCGTCGCGTAGCTCTTTCGCGACTTCGTAGCTCAATGGCGTATCGCATGTGATACGCCAGTCTGTGGTGTTCACCACGATATAGAGAAGCATTGAATGTTACCTCCGGGTTACTTTCAGGTTACGTTAAGGTAACGCACACCTTAGCGTGTGCGCTGCCCAAATGCAACCTATTGGTTACTTACCCTTGCAGGTAAGATCGCATGCCTCGTCCCATTCGCCCCACATGCTGCACTCCCGATGTTCGAGCCTTAAGCCCGTTAGAGTGCTACGCCACCAATCGGGTTTCTCAGGCGGATAGGGTTTCGGGTCCCAGATGATACGCGCCGGCTTCGCTTTGCGAATTACCGGCACTATCGAGTTGGGGAAGGGGTTACCGCGTTTGCTCATGTCAGTCGTTCCACTGAGACATGTCATCGGAACCCGGCAGAGCGTAGAGTTGCTGCATGATCGCGTGGTATGCAGCTGCCTCGGCTTCAGTCTGTTGCCACCAGAGGCATTTGGCAGCGGCCCACAGTCGGCGGGCAATGATCTTGTCGGCTTCGTTCATGTCAATCCCTCGTCTTGTTAGAGGTTGGGGTTACCGGGCGGGCGAACCACAGGTTAGGGGGCGCATTACCGGCGCGCTTCTTGTCGGCTCGATACGCGTCCTTCAGATATTTCACGGGCGCTTCATGCTTTGGCGTCACCAGCTTGCCCGATGCGGCGCGATATCGATACTTCGTAATCATCGGGCGTTTTATCGCGCCAGTGTAGTTTGCGCAGAGCTTAGCAAGCTCCGCGCTCGTCATCTTGGCCATAGTCGAGGAACCCTCTCGTTAGATCAGCAGATTACCCGTGCGGGTAATCAACCAAGCTAACGAGAGGCTAGCGTCTCACCATGCCCTCCCTAGAGCATGCGCTAGCCTCCCGTTACCGATCCTTGTCAAACCTTAGTCCCCCTAGCCCTTTCTAATCCGGCCGTCTCGTTCAGGCGCTTGGGAGCGCCCGACTGCCAGCGATTAGTTCGCGCGGTGCCGCTTTGAACGAGGGCCCTTTGGAGGCTTGTCACCGGTGACTTGAGATTTATCCGGCCGTCACGAACCGGGAGGCCTAGGAGCCTTCACGATCCCGGCTACGTTCCTCTTTGTCTGAGGCACCGGACTACCGCATGGGATAGACCCATGATGTCACCCTATCCGCCAATTCTGCGCGGGGAACGTTAGGCCGGTCACCCGGCGGTCTACAAGCTAGCGACGTCTTGGACGACCCAAGGGCTTTGCTCTGTCGGCTCCGGCTCCGGCCCGGCTCACATCCTAGCGGCTGGGGGGTTACGCGCGCGTATACGTGCGGGCGGGGGCGGGGGAGCTTACCCCCGGGGGTAATGGACGCGGCCCCCCACCCCCCCGCGCGCCTTCTTAGGGGTTTGACGAATATCCAAGATAAAAAATAGTAAAGTAACACCAAAGTAACATCAATGTTACAATAACCCACAAATCCCTTGACTTCCAGACCCAATAGGAGGCCCACTGGACGGTATTGCGGTCGGATGGTCGCCCCACCTACCCCCTACCCTTCAAAACCGCTGTACGGTCATCCACAGGTCAGCAAAGGTACCCCCATGGCCAGTTTCAGCAGGAGTGCCATCAACGCCTTCGGTGCAGGCTACAATGCAGCCAGCCCCAGAGAAGACAAAGACGGCAAAACCGCCTACCAGCGTTACGTAGAAAAGTTCTATGGCCCCGACGTAACATCGCATCGTGATCCAATAGCCCTCGCTCGTGCCGCTAGCGGTGCAGTCGAGAGGGGCCTAAAAACCGGTGCAGGGTTCCTCTCCCATGCAGCTGCAGGGCTGCTGGGTGCCCCTCAGGGTCCTTCCAGAGCTACCCCACAGGCTTCAGGAGGTGGTATTGGCTCCGACGTTGGTGCTGCCAGCCGTGATATCCCTTCCAACCGGTTGTATGGCAACTCTGCCGTCAGTGCCGGGTTAGGCAGTGCGGGTGGTTCGGGTAGCGGATACGGTAATTTTAACGATGTAGGATCGCGTATTTCCAATGATCTGCAGCGTGATTTTGGACTTAGTGCCAATCAAGCTGCAGGTATCGTAGGTAATCTCGGTCATGAAAGCGGGGGCTTTACTAAATATCAGGAGGTTAACCCAACATCCGGGCGCGGCGGTGCAGGTTGGGCACAGTGGACAGGCTCACGCCGCACTGACTTTGAGAACTACACCAAGCAGAATAACCTCCATCCACAATCGTACGAAGCGAATTATGGGTTTCTAAAGAAAGAACTTACCGGCCCATATAAGGGCGCAATAGCTGCTGTGAAGAAAGCTAATACAGTTCAAGACGCCGTATATGCGTTTGAAGGAACGTATGAGAAAGCAGGGAAAAATACTAAAGGTTATGGCTCACGCCTAAAGTATGCGAATAGTATAGTAGCTGGTGCACCCACTACAGCATTGGCTTATACTTCTACAGGAGCAAAGTTAACCCCTGCACAACAAGCTGCAGCTGCGGAAGCAGCAGGTCAGCCAAGTAGTTTAGGTAGTATTTCCAGAAGAGGCGACGACGTTGCTGCAATGCAGAGGGACTTAAACAGTAGAGGTGCTAAGCTCACCGTGGATGGGCTAGAGGGTCCGCTCACCAGACAGGCAGCGCAGCAGTTCTACGGCTCTCCCACCAGCGTGCGCACGCCGAGCTTCACCAACCCGCCCGCTACTACCGCAAACAACTGGTCGAGCCTGCAGGGTTCTCCTACCAGCACCGTGAACCAGCGGCAGGACTACGTGTCCACGCCCGGCTTCACCAATCGGCAGTCCTATACATCGGGCAGGGGCGACGAGGGGAGCATCCCCCGTGCCGGCGTAGCGTCCACCCCCAGCACCAATCAGCCATACACCCCTGCAGCGGCTACGCCGCAAACCCCCTACTACAATAACCCCTACACAGGCTCCACAGGGGGCAGCATTAATCCAAACATACGGACTGTGCAGGCGGTGCCGATACAAAGCGACGTGGCGCATAAGTCGCCCCTGCCGGGCTATTACGACGACCAGACAGCTAGTGGCATGACAATACAGGGAGGGCGTCCAGTGCCCACCCGTGGTGGATACGCGCCTACCACGGCTCCGGTGCTGGCTGGCGGGTTTTCGCGTGCTCCAGTGCCACAGACGCCCTCTTTTATGGACCCCTACACCATGTCCACCGGAGGCGCGAACGCCATCGTGCAACCAACGCAAACAGCGCGCCTCCCGCGCGCACGACCGGACTACCAGCCGCCGCAGCAGGCGGTCCCCACTGCAGGCATGAGCTTGGGTGACCTGCAGGCCCTTGCCGAAAAATATGGTGTGCCTGTCGGGCATATAGCCGACGTTGCAAGCGACATAGGCTCGCGGGCAAGCAGTGCGGTCAGGGAGGGCATGAGCCGCAACGCCGGCAACAACTACTCGGGCGGAAATTACCAAGGCGGTAGCTATGGTGGCGCTGCCGGAAGAAGCATAAACACAGGCGTGGGGGGTGCGTTTAAGAACCGATAGGAGACACTTAAATGGCAGTATCAATAGGTTCGCTTTTTACGTTGATAATCATCCTGCTGGTGCTGGGAATATTGCTCTGGCTGGTGTTCTACGTGCTGGCGCAATTTAACCCGCCGGAGCCACTAGGACGTATCATCCGCGTGGTGGTTGTAGTGGTTGCAGTGTTAATTCTAGTCGTGTTCCTGCTTAATCTGGCTGGCATCGGTAGTGGTGTGAGGATTACCTCCTTACCTATAGGGGTAAAATTTTCCAATCTTCTTAACAACTTCGTGTAACCATATGACAGATAAGCCAAAACTGACGTTAGTGGAGACGCTACCCAGTGCTGACCAGCCGGATATAGCCTCTGTCATCGACGTGCTGCAACGGGCGCTTGCCGATGCGAAGGAGGGCAATGTGCTTGCCTGCGCCATTGCCCTTGTCGGCCCCAAGGACCGGTTGGGCTACTACTCGTCTTCGTCCCCTAGGTATCTGTCCAGCCTACTCTCTTCGGTCAACCTGACGAATTGGCGGCTGTGTGAGGAGTTCTGGCACGACAAGGAAGTGGATACGGAGGAGTTTCCTGAGCCGCCCAATCAGGCTGGGTGATTTATGCCAGATAATGTAGATGGAGCATTACGTTATGTCGTCATCCAGTGCCTCGATTGTATGTTTTACGAGTGCAGGTGGATCAGTTGGGAGGACTGGACCAATGCGCCCGTTTGCATCGATTGTGGCAGTTTGGACGTAGCGGTTGTCCGCTGCAGGCCACACAACTGGGAGCGTTACGCTAAGTCCCCCAGAAAGAGCTAAGGAAGCAGTCTAACGAAGTAAAGGAGCAAGTACCAATCAAGTATTAATGCGGCACAGAGGAGTAAAAACTCATGCCACTCAAATCCGGCAAGTCCAATAAGGACGTGTCTGCCAATATTCGTACACTTAAGAAGGAAGGGTACCCGCAGAAACAAAGTGTTGCTATCGCCCTTCAAAAAGCGGGGAAGTCTAATAAGGGGCGCAAACCTAGGGGTTAGGTTGCGCCCCTAAATGCTACTTCTCTTCGGTGATCTCTGTCTCCGGTACGGTCTTCTGCGTGCCGTCCGGCATGGCAATAACGCTCTTTGGCTTTGCCGGATCAAAGTCCTTGTCGCCCTGCTTGGCCGGGCGGACTACAGTAACTTCCTTTCCCTGATAGAGGGGCATAGTAGCAACTCCTTATGTTGGGGGAAGTAGACCTGATTAAACACCAGTGCAGGAGCAATGTTCCATGAAGAAAATGCCACGGCAATCCACCAACATCGTTGACGAGCGCGGTGCAGTTCCTTCGCGTGAAACCGCGAAGCGCTACCTGCAGCGTAACCTGCCAGCCATTAGCGAGCCTGACGTGCAGCGTGGTGTGGAGGCCGATATCGACGCCTCGCAGGATATGGCGCGCAGTTCACGCTACTGGAAGGGTAAGTTCTAGGTCCACCCCGCTGCAGACATTGCCGGGCGGGTGACTTTACGATCTCCAAGGTGCCGCATCACCATGCCGGTGACCATGCCGCCATGCGCGCCTAGGCACACATACTGGAGGGCGTCCGCAACATGCGAGTATTCGTTCTTGTCGGGGGATGGCTTGCGCTGTCCTTGACGGGTTTTCCCATAACGATAGCCCCCGCTCATGGCGCGTACGAGCGTGGGACAGCGGCTTTTGTTGAAGACAATAGCTGGTCCGCCATCTCGCTGACTAAGCAGCATCGCCTCCACCGACCTGAGGCGTGCATCGATATCATTGGTGGGGGCGGGGAAGCACTGAAAGCCGGCACGCTTGAGAACGTCAAAGCTGGTCTCTTCATAGATGCTGTCTTTGGACCGGCCAGCTGGGTCACCGATGATAGCTACTTTCTTCCCCAAGTAACGCTCCTGCATGAGCTTTGGCCTAAGGCTGCGCTGGATGTGCTGCTCCAGACCGATGTCCTCTGCCTCAACCTCCTCCAAAATGAGTAGGCGTCCCTTGTGGTCGAGTTGGCAGATCACTGACCACGGGTCCCGCCCGAAGTCTTGCCCAATAAGGATCGGATGACCCTGTACCGGATCAAGAGTTTCAACCGTGTGGAAGCTGTCTTTGAAACTTGTTGAAAAAACTGCCATTCCTGATGGGTCAGGTCCGTATTTGGCATCAACATATCTTTGAACCCATATGTCGGACTGTCCCCTTGCCAGACGTTCATAGTACTCCCTGCCCCCCGGTAAGTTCTCGACGTTTTCGGCTTTTTCATCACGCCCTCCGGGTTGTTTCCACAAGTCCCAGTCTGCAGGGAGGTTTGGTTCCAATAACTCCCACCACGGTCCTCCTTCGTTGGGGAAATTACCGTCCATGATAAGTCCAAACCAAGAGGGTCCTCCCTGCGCTGCAGATGGGTAACGTCCCAACCTGCCGCATACGGATGGTATGATGGCAGAGTCGATTTCAGGAAACTCATTGATCCACACTCCCGTCAGCTGCATCGAGAGCAGTCGTCTTATGTCCTGCTCGTCGTCCAGTGGTATGAGATGTATCTCACTCTCTACATCGTTGAAATTAATGTAGATCGTGCTGTCGGACACCTTGAAGTTGGTTATTGGTCCGATCCAAGTGAAGAACTCTTTAAGTATGGTCTGCTTAATCTGGGATAACGTTTGACGCACGACTGCGAACCTAGTGCGTCGTATGCCGTCTGGACCGGGTTTTTGTTCCGTCATCCTACGGACGATCTCCATGAGACAGCCCGTGCTCTTGCCGCTACCGACGGGTCCCAGTATTACCCGCACGAAAGCTTCGCTCTGCATGAACCCTGCTATGGTGGGCGGGGCGGTATACGACATCATGCTAGTCATTGGCGTTGTGCTCTATTGTATTAGTTTTACTAACAATAAGCTCGCGTTTGTTACCGTCTCCAATGTTTATGACCAGCGAAAACTTCTCTGCACTTTCGCCTGACACTACTCTATCCATCCCTAGCCCTGCTATACGGGCGATCATCTTGGCGAGTTCTACCTTCGCAGGAAGTGTTTCCTGCTGGTCGTGCAGGCGCATATTACTTTCAGGTAGCCAGTTCTCTATTATTGCGCCAGCCTTGAGCTTGGTGCGCTCCGTGGTGTTTGTTGCGGTCTGCCAAGCAAGTATTTCCTGTTCTAGTACTTGGGCAAATCTTGGGTTTTCTTTAATATCGTACCATTCTTCTGGGGTTAATCTGTAAAGCCTCAGTATATCGTCAATAGAGAGATGGTCTATGGCGATCTCGCGTGCGAGCTGTATTAGCATTATGTCGCGCATAGGCTCTTTTACTTCTAATGTATCCGCCATGTTATTTTCCCGTTACTATATGGTTACTTGCTAAGTGTCTGCAACGTATAGTATTCCTTGTCAATGGTAAATACTTTGCCACAGCGTGGGGTACTGCGGGTTGTGCCCGGTGCCCAGCTGGAAGCTCAGCTTCAGGCTGAAGCCGCCGCCAAGATACAATTAGAAAATCCTCCCCAGCCGGATATGAGCGCGTTGGCCGCCTACGTAAGGGGCCAATTCGAGATGTTCCAGCGGCATAGGAACGATGCCGCTTCTGGTTGGACCGAGAGAATGCTCTCGGCGTTGCGCACATTCAATGGGGTGTATGATAGTACCAAGATAGCCGAAATAAGAAAGTTCGGCGGGTCTATGGTGTATGCCCGAATTGTCGCAATGAAATGTAGAGGAGCTAACTCGCTCCTAAGAGATGTTTATCTGGCACCAGACAGGCCGTGGGCCATTGAAGCGCCCGCCGACCCGGACTTACCCGCAGAGGTAATTCAGTCCATCCAGACGCTGGTGCAGACCGAGCTGATGAGTTATCAGCAGCTTGCTCAGCAACAGAGTTTATCTCAGCCGGGTGCTCCCCCGCCCGAGCCTCCTAATCCAGCGATGATCCGTGATCGGGTTAATCAGTTGATGGAGGCAGCTAGAAACGCCGAGAAGAAAAATGCACGTAAGCGAGCTGCGCTGGCACAGGACAAGATCGAGGAGATACTTGAGAGCGGCGGGTTCTACAAAGCAATGGCGGAAGTGCTTATGGACCTTCCGCTCTTCCCATTTGCTTGTCTTAAAGGACCGGTTGTTCGTATTGTCCCCGACGTTACATGGGAGCCTGATGCTCAAGGAAATGTTGCTCCTACAGTCAGTGAAAAGCCCCGGATGTTCTGGGAGAGGGTATCGCCTTTCGATATCTGGTTCACTCCTGGAGTTGCCGACATAGAGAGTGCTTCCGTCATAGAGCGTACTTCTCTTACACGTGCAGATTTGAACGATCTTTTAGATTTACCGGGGTACGACACTGAAGCAATTAGGAACGTACTGACCGAGCACGGGCAGGGTGGGTTACCGGGCGATTGGGACACTGCAGATAGCGAACGCGCCGTCTATGAGAAGCGCGAGAACCCGCAGAGTAACTTCTCCGGGATGATACATTGTATAACTTTTCATGGGAATGTGCAGGGGCAGATGCTTCTGGATCAGGGTATGCCTCCTGACCAGATACCCGATCCTGTTCGTGACTACATGGTGCAGCTATGGTTGATTGGAAGGCATATTATAAAATTACAGCTGACGCCATCCCCACGGAAGCGTCATCCTTATTTCATAACCAGTTTCGAGAAGGTACCGGGGACGCCCGTAGGGAATGGCCTCCCGGACTTGCTTGCCGATATACAGGAAGTCTGCAATGCAGTCCTGAGGTCGTTAGTCAACAACCTCTCTATCGCGTCTGGCCCCCAAGTCGATGTGAACATTGATCGTCTTGCGCCCGGTGAAAACCCCGATGACATGTTCCCGTGGAAGCGCTGGCACACCACTACCGACCCAATGGGGAATAATTCCCAACCCGCTATTAGATTCTTCCAGCCCAATAGCGTGGCTCAAGAGCTACTTACCGTCTACAAAGAACTTAACATCATTGCTGACGACATCAGCGCTATCCCAAAATACATGTCAGGCTCCGGTACTTCAGGTGGTGCTGGAAGGACAGCATCAGGACTGGCAATGCTCATGGGTAACGCCAGCAAGATACTGCAAACCGTCGCAGCTAATATCGACCGCGACATTATGTTCGGAGCCCTACAGCAGCTTTTTGACATGATAATGCTCACCGATCAGTCGGGGGTGTTCCGTGGGGACGAGAACATTCGCGTTATGGGTGTCAACGTTGCGATGCAGCGTGAAACTCAACGTGCGCGCCAGCTTGAGTTCCTTTCTATTACGGCAAATCCGCTTGACGCCCAGATCATTGGCACGCAAGGACGCGCCAAGGTCCTACGCACTGTCTCTAACACCATTGGGATGGATGGCGATACTATTGTACCGCCTGACGACGAACTACAGAAAATTCAAGCTCAGCAAGAAGCTCTGATGCAGCAGCAAGCTGCAGAAGCTCAGGGGAGCAAACCCGGTGCTACCTCGACTGGAGACAGTGGCCCTCGTACTAACATTAGTCGTGGTGCTGGTCCTGTTGGTGGTGGTGCTGGATAACTTATAGTTCGCTGTATGTCCCAGTGAGGAATAGTGTGGATAACTATGGGGATAAGTCCCCTTACCCGTGGAGGTAATGATGGCAGAGATGAAGACTTATAAAAGTAAGGTGAAATCCAGTGGGCCTCTGCCCGGTGCCGCCAAGGGCGGGTCTGGACATATGGTAGGTAAGACTGGTGCGGGGACACCTAAGGTCGCTGGCACTTCCGGCGCAGCGCATGGTCCGGCTAGTCGTGGGTTTGCCCACGGTGGTTCTGGTCACATGGTAGGTAAGCAGAAATCCAAGCCTGCTACCTGCTGCTAATGCTTGTTGATGAAGATTTAATTTTGGCAGCTGCCGACCTTGCTAGAGCTTCTCCTGAAAATTGGAGAAAATTTCTTGAGGGGTTGGGCGTGCGGTCTGAACACATGCGTAATCTTTTAGTTAACTCCCCCGTTGGTACCCTTCAGGAACATCAGGGACATGCGCGCGAACTCGCCCATCTCCTGAAGATGTTCCAAAGCTGTACACAATTGGCGGACAAGCTGAAAGGGAAGTAACATGGTTGCTAAAGTGTTTAGTAGTAACGTCGTTCCGCCTAGTGACCCGGATGTAAGAATACCCGCAGGGGTAAGAGCCTCTGCAGCGAAGGCAGATGCTGCCTTTAGAGCTGCTTATCCAGACCAAGTTCCTGCAGAAGCTAATCCTCCCGAGCCAGCTGCAGGAGAGCCTGCAGGAGCTGCTAGTCCTGACCAACCCCAAACCCCGGTTCAAGACCAAGTAGCTCCTGCTCCTTCGGGTGATACGCCTTCTTCTAGTGAAAGAGGGCAAGACATAAACTGGGAGCATCGATTTAATTCGATGAAAGGGCGACACGACAAAGCCCAAGATAGCATCAAGCAGATGGCTGAGCAGATTAATAACCTGCAAAACGTGCTCGCCACTGTTAATTCTGCTCCGGCTCCTACCAGAAATTCCGAGCTGCAGTTTAATAATTTGCTCTCGCCCGAAGAAGTAAGTGAGTACGGCGAAGAGTTCCTTGGGGTGGTTGGTAAGAAAGCTCAGGAAGCTACAACCCCATTAGTTCATGAGCTTAGGCAAGAGATAGATGCGCTTAAGCAGCAAGTTGGTCGCGTTGGTGGTTCTATAGCGCAAAACGCAAGAGAAACTATGTTTGCGCAACTTGACGGTACTAATATGCCGTGGAGGGAGATAAACAAGGACCCGAGATTTTTACAGTGGCTGGCCTTGCCAGACACTTATTCTGGTGTTATACGTCACAATCTGCTGAAAGCTGCGTGGGAGCGGAACGATACCCCTCGTGCAGCAGCTTTCTTCCAAGGCTTCCTCGCTGAAGAGGCTGCCATTGATCCCTCAAGGGGTCAGCCGAATGAGTACCAAGCCCCCGAATATACTAATGGGCGCACAAATGGGAAAGTTCCGCTAGAGTCCTTTGCGGCACCGGGCAGAGCCAAGTCAGCGGCAGGCAGTATCCCCGCTGAGAAGCCCCAAATCTCACGATCCCAGATCACTAATTTCTATGCTCAATGCGCTGCGGGTAAATACCGTGGCAACGAGCAGGAAAGAAACCGTCTCGAACGAATGATTTTCGAGGCGCAAACTGATGGACGGATCACGGCTTAATTCTCTGGGTTGAGTTTAACTCCCCGGAGATAATTTCTCAAAGGGGATAACTATGCCAGTTGGTTCATATTTTCCAGTTGCACCAGTAGCCACTTCAGACCGGGTACCGCCTTTTTCAAACGCTACTCTTACTTACCCGGCAAGTAGCGCCAGCAATACGTTTAGTACTACTGGCTTTATCCCGGAAATTTGGTCCGGGAAGCTGATTGAGAAGTTTTACGACAGCACCGTCCTCGCTGCTATCTCCAATACTGACTACGAGGGCGAGATCAAGTCTTTCGGCGACAAGGTTAAAATCCGTAGTAAGCCGACAGTTACTATTAGGGACTACACGGCAGATCAGGAGCTGTTGACAGAGCGCCCAGCAGGTAATGTGATTGATTTGGTTATTGATAAGGGTAAATATTGGAACGTCATGCTTGATGACGTGATGCGCGTGCAGTCGGACCTTAACATTCTTTCTATGTGGGCCGACGACGCCGCCGAGCAGATGAAGATCACTATTGATCGTTCAGTTCTGCTTGGCATGCTTGGGACGGCGCATGCTTCTAACAAGGGCCTTACTGCTGGTGTAGCGACTAGTTCGCTTAATTTGGGTGTTACAACTAATTGCCTTGAGCTTGTAGCCACTGGACCAGCGTCTGGTGAGGTCGAAATTCTCGATGCTATCCTGCGTATGGGGCAGGCGCTGGATGAACAGAATATCCCGGAGACGGGACGTTGGCTTGTTATCCCGCCGTGGGCAGCGTCTCTGATTAAGCGTTCCGAGCTTCGTCAGGCTTACCTGTCTGGCGATGCAGTGAGTATGCTTCGTAACGGTCGCATCGGCATGGTGGATCGGTTTACGATTTATACGTCGAACCTACTTCCGAAGGCTGGTGATACGGGTGTTGGTGCAGCACTTACAACCGGCGAAACCGTGTTCTACGCTGGTCATCCGCATGCACTTACGTTTGCATCCCAGATGACCAACATGGAAATCATTCGCTCCGAGCGAGCGTTTGGTGACTTCCAGCGTGGACTTCAGGTGTATGGCTGGAAGGTCATTGCGCCGGAAGCGTTGGTACAGGCGATTGTACTTAGGGAGCTTACTCCCGGAGTGGCGAACCCGTAGGTAGTTTTACCTTGAACTGTACCCCCGGCTTTAAAGCCGGGGGTTACCCGTGGGGGTAAGATGCCTGCTCTCGATACAGTCGGGAAGATAGTAGATTACTCTAGGGTCCTGTTGCAGGACACGCTTGAGCCGTTTCGCTATCCTACTGCCGATCTTATAAACGAGCTTAATGCGGGACTTCTGGACGCACGCAGGTTGCGTCCAGATTTGTTTTTGTACACTTCTACTGATGTGCCCTCTTACTCTGCGACTAGTGAGATTGTTGATATAGATCAGCAATATCGCATGGCGTTGGTGTATTTTATTGCGGGGCAGGCACAGCTACGTGACGAAGAAGACGTTACGGATGTTCGCGCCATAGCTTTCATAAGTAGGTTTACTACTATGCTGACTGAACCCATGATGCCACAAAGCATAGCTAGGTAGGAGCTAGAGTGAGTGCACAGCTTGATCGTTTTATGAACGATGCGCGCATGCGCCTACCCGGTGCATCTGACGATGCTATTAAGTGGGAGCTGTTTTACACGCTGGATGACTTTTGCAAGGAAACAAACGCGTGGCAGGAGAAGATTATTCTTCCCGTCGTCCACGATCAGTTTGAATATGAGATAGAGCCTGAAGAGAACCGCGCGAGAATTATAAGACTTCTTTCTGTCACTGCAGGTTCGGGCATAGACGAGCGGCCAATCTATGATGTTACGCTACCTGAACCAGAGTTGCTTGTGTTGCATCGTGACCCCGGCGTCCCTCCTGAGGGTACCACTAACGAATATAACGTGCTGGTGGCTCTTACGGTCGTTGATCCGGTGGACGCTAACGACTCTCTTCCTGATTTTCCTGATTGGTTTTTCATTCATTATAAGCAGGAAATTACTGATGGGGTTTTATCCCGGATGATGTCACAGCCTGCCAAGCCCTACTTCTCGCGAGAGGGCTTTTTGTATCACGGCAAGAAGTTTCGTAATAGTATGTCGAAGGCTCGCGTAGCGGTGAACCATCAGAATACATACGGCGCGCAGCGTTGGTCTTTCCCGAGGTTCGCACAGTGTGACACACGATGACCATTTGGCGTGGCTCACATTATAACGTGGTTTTTAACCTCCAGCATTTGCCGGATGGCTTACCTGTGGATATTACCGGGTGGGCATTTAGGAGCCAGATACGGGACAGAAATTCCGACAAGGCAGTGATGATCGAGCTTACGACCGAGAACGGCGGCATAGTTATCCTTAATGCTTCTTCCGGGATGTTCGAGCTTGTAATAACTTCGGACCAGAATGAAGACTTTTCACTTGGTAACGTGGTTGGTGATATTTTTCGTATGAACGGTGCCTCGGGACCTGAGAGGTTATTTGGCTTTAGAGATCGTGTGAGGAGGCCAGTTACCCGCAATGAATAAGATCGTTACCTACAGCGTAGACTCTGATTTTGAGATTGAACTCGATCAGAACACAGAAGTAACTGTTGTTCTTGGCGCTGTTGGTATCTCGGGTCCTGCTGGTCCTCCGGGTCCTCCGGGTCCTCCCGGCACTGAACCCGGTCCTCCCGGAGATACCGGCGTTACTGGTCCCCAAGGAGAAGCTGGCCCAGAAGGCCCTGAAGGTCCGACTGGTCCCGCTGGCCCTGCAGGGGCTGTGGGTGCATCCCTTTTAATTAAGGGTACAGTAGTTGATGAAGTAGACCTTCCTGATACTGGGAACACTCTAGGAGATGCTTATACTGTTACATCGTATGATCCTGCGCATTTGTTTGCATATACTGGCTTGCCTGATCCTGATGATTGGGTAGATACAGGTACGTTTCAGGGGCAGACAGGGGCTACTGGTCCAACTGGACCAGCAGGTGCTACTGGCGCTACAGGTCCAATTGGTCCCAAAGGTAATACCGGTAATACTGGCGCTACGGGTCCTGAAGGTCCAGTCGGTCCTACTGGTGTTGCTGGCCCAATAGGGCCAACAGGCCCTACTGGTGCTACTGGTCCAGCTGGTGCTACTGGTCCTGCCAGTACTGTTCCAGGACCTACAGGACCTACTGGATCGACTGGTGCCACTGGTCCTACTGGTCCTGCTGGTGCAACTGGTCCTACTGGTTCTGTTGGCCCCGCTGGCCCTACTGGCCCACAAGGCATTAAGGGCGATACGGGTGGAGGCGTTCGTGTACTAGGGTCTGTTTCTGCGCTTGTGGACTGCCCTACGACAGGTAATGCTCTTGCTGATGCCTATGTCCTTACGTCTTTTACCCCGGATCATTTGGGTGTTTGCACCGCGCTTCCGAATACATGGCTTGATGTAGGTGTGTTTGCAGGGCCTACGGGCGCTACTGGCCCTGCTGGTCCTACTGGCAGTACTGGTGCTACCGGTCCTGCTGGTGGTGCTGGCCCACAAGGCCCTATTGGTCCCGCTGGTCCCGGCGTTATTCCCGGCGTCATGCCGGGAGATGCTGCTAAATTCCTTAAGAAAGGACCCACTGGCACTACGGATACACAGTGGAATTTTGTTACTAAAACTGACGTAGGGCTTAGCAACGTCGATAATACATCGGATGCCAGCAAACCTATTTCTTCTGCAGGAGTAACTGCGCTAGCAGATAAGCTTGCTAAAGATGGCTCTATAGCCATGACTGGTAATTTACCGGCTGGTGGGTTTAAAGTTACTGGACTTGGAGCACCGACAGCTAACACGGATAGCGCTACGAAGCTCTATGTAGACGACTTAACGGTTACGGTTCCGCCAAACTTGACATCGTGGATTGGGCCACTCTCGCACCCATCGCTGCCAGCACCACCGAAGATCAAGGCGAAGGGTGTCGAGCGGGATATCTTCGAGTTTGCAGACGGGGCGGTGCAGAGAAATGCATCGTTAGGCTCATCCGACTACACCGCCGTATTTGAAGCTGCTTTCCAGAGCGGCGAGTCAGTGTTTTTGCCAAATGGAGCTTATGTGATCCGCACCCCAATACTTTTGGGGAGTGCGAGCTTGGGCGACCCACCTAGCGACGCTCCGATATGCTTTCGTGGGCAGGGGTCTGGCTCTAAAATTCAAGTGTGGTCGGGTATGACGGCGGAACTCGCGTCTATCTTCCAGATACATGCGACGGCTACTCCCACTCTCGCTAACATCATCACGCACACTTTTAGGGACCTGCATTTTAATGCACAGGCTATAACGGCGGCACATCCCGAAGGTGGAGCAGCTCATGGGCTGAGTATGTTCGACTTGGCGTTTTCAAAGGTATTATTTGACAACTGCCTTTTCCTCGGGGGCACGACTACACCAACTGGAAATCTGGTAGGGGCCGGTTACATCGACTCGTTTATCAACACGCACCAATGCTATGGAGAAACATATACGGGGTGCGTGTTTGTGGGCGCGACTGACTCGGGAATTTATGCAAGTGGCGATTTGAGTGACTTTGACAGCAGGTTAGAGGATATGGACGGTGTAGGCGGGCTGGTGGATAATTGTAAGTTTTGGAGGTGTAGCAACGGTGTATCGTTGAAGCGTAATTATAACGACATGACCATCCGCAATTGTCGGATGGTCGAGTGCTCGCGAGGAATTGCTTCTGGGACTAGTGGAAGTCCGGTTGTGCTTGCAAGTCACGGGAAGAGGGTGATCATAGAAAACGTCAAGATGAAGCGGATGATCTCTCGCCCAATCTGCTTGTATGGATCGCCGGGGGTGTCCATACGGGATGTGGAGATCGAGGACTTTGGGGCGACGTTGACAGGGACATCAGGGTCGACTTCGGCGGATGGTGCGGAACTCGCAGCAGTAGAGCTGTCAAGCTGCCCCGACTGGCGTATTGACAATCTTACGGTGCGGCAGACGGGGGCTTACGCAAAATTGCAAACTAGTTTAGGAGCGGCACCTACTGATGGACCTATTGCCCTGAAAATTGGGAAAGACCCGGACTATGCCGACGGATCGACGGGTGGCATCGGCACGCGGATGAAGTGTTACGGAGTGTATCGGGCGGTATTGGAAGAGGGGTGGGACGGCGTTACCGGTACCCCTGTGAACGCTGATACTGGCGCTAACTATTTTAACATGACTAATAACTATGGGGGTCGGACTAGTACGCCGTCTCCGGCACCGGTCGTTCCCAGTGTTATTGTTCAGCCCACTCCTACATCTTCTCCTACAGTATCAGGTTCGATCTACCAAGGTAGATTGCTTACCATGAAGAAGACAATTGATATCGGTAATATCCTCGCGGGCGCGCGTGCCTCTTTCCCCATGACCTTGACCGGCATTAAGCCGGGGGATGTGATTGAGGGCTGGTCTGCTGCCTCGGCAACAGTTACGGATTACCCGGAGGGATTGGTTATTAATCCGCAGATTTCCGGGGACGATACTATTCTTTTCTTTCTGCACAATGTTTCTACCGTCTCAGGTGGTATCAACGTGCCTGAGCTGACTTATACCGTTAACGTGCGGCTGTCGCGACCATCATAAAAATTACCCGCACGGGTAATATGGGAGGTAATTTTGCCCATTACTGTAAAGCACTTTAAGGTAAGTGATAAAGCGGATGGACAGGACGTTTCCCTGTTGCAGCCGTCTGACTGGAATGAAGATCATGTCTTTAAGGTAAACACCAAGAGTTTGGTAGGGAACAGCACTACTACTTTATCTGATGCAGATAATATTAGAGTTAGTTCTGATTTTAAATTGGAAGATGGTATGCTGAGCCTCGATGTTTCGGATGGGGCAATAGTAACTGCTAGCGCTACCGATGATACTTTTCAGTCTCGTGTACTTACTGCCTCCCCTACGGTTTCGTGGGAGCTGCCTGCTACGCCTGCTCCTCCTGCTGACGGTCAGGTAAAAGCAAACGTCGTAGATAGAAGCATTACGCTTGCCAAAATGGAGCTTGGTCCGACAGGAGGAGAGATACTTTATTACGATAAGACTAGTAAGGCCCCTGCTAGGTTGCCTTATGGCACGAAGGGCATGGTGCTGCAGACTGGCACTGCTGAAGTTACCGGTCCCCCTGTTGTAGCTGCTACTAACCCCGCTTGGGTGTTTTCTGGTTTTCCGCATGCTGTTCTTCAAGGGCAGAAAACTAGTACTGAAGGCGGCATTAATGCTACGGCTTGGACAACGAGACTGCTAGCTACAGAGCTTTATGATCTGTTTGATCTGGTGCTGATCCAGACGGAGGGCACTCCTGCGGTAGGCACAAACAGATTTCGTTTGGTAGCTGGAACTTATGTAGTGGAGTGGAGCGCTCCAGCGTTTTCAGTAAATGTACATCTGACTCGTCTGTTAAATTTTACAGATACAGTTGTACTAGGGTATGGGACGACTGAGTTTTCTTATGCCCAGAGTGCTCATGATACTACTCAAACCCGGTCTGTTGGTATCGCTAAATTTACCATTGCGGCTGGTAAGGACCTAGTGCTCCAGCATCGGGCCACCGTTGCAAATACTGCGAATGGACTTGGTATTGTTAATTCTTTTGCGACAGGAAGCCCGGATATTTTTAGCGTGGTAAAAATCTGGCGGGTGGCGTGACGGTGAGATGGGCGCACTCATTGTGCTGGCAATGATGATGTATCTAAACGGGCACCATCCCAAGGAGCATTACTTGCCTCCGAAAGGCGAAAATCTCCAGCATGATACTTGTTGTGGCTATCGGGGTTGTGATCGACATAATCACTTTTCTGGCCGTTACTGTGGTCAACCGTGGGAGAATGATCCAAGATGACAAGTGATATCATGCAGTTCTTCGCGTATGCGCACTTAAAGCCGCAACTGAAGGAGATCAGTCGTCCTTTTGGAGAGCTGGCTGAATGGATTACTGAGACGCTACCAGACAATGCTGAGCGTACTACCGCTTTGCGTAAGCTGTTGGAAGCTAAGGACTGCGCAGTGCGTGCTTTGCTCTATATGGAAGAGAAAGTACAACTCTCTGGGCAGCGTCGTGACTATAAGAAAGAAGGAGACGACGATGGGTACAGAGACCTATCTGCAGGAGACTGAGCCACAGCAAGAGGATTTGTTTATTAAGCTTTTACCGGAGCATATGACACCAAGGTACATCGTGCAGGTAAGTGATAACCCTGACGATCTACCGCCGCCTCCACTTAAACCCGCTAACTACGACACAAAGGAGAATGGAAATGGCTAGGGAAATGCTTAGAACTAAGGATGTTGATAATGCGCCCGCTGATGCCTCAGGGCTTGTTGAGCCTGTATACGATGTGGCAGTTGACGAGCTTAACCAAGAAGAAATTCAAATACTGGCTACTGAAGTAGAAAAAGAGAAGCGTCAGGTAGCACTTGACCAGCAGGATATAGACCAGAAGGCGTTGGCGATAAATTCCAAAATAGCGACCGAGGAAGCGTGGGATAAGAAAGTCGCTAAGGTGGAAGCCAAGGTCAATAGGATTGTAGCCCCATTTAAAGGATACGAAGACAGAAAAGCCGACGCTAGAAAATTGGATGAAGCTCAGCTAAAAGTATATGAAAATGAAATTAATAGTAAAGAAAAGGCTGAAACTAAAAGGATTGAGGCTCCAAAAGCCGAGCCTAGGAAGGCCGAAGTAAAATAAGTGGTCGCCTATAAGGTTGATACCTTTGGGGGTATGATCCCGGCAATGAGCGATGAGCTTTTGCCGGGTTATGCCGCTGCTTTGTCTGAAAATACGTGGTTGTACTCTGGGAGCTTGGTAGGTTTACCGGCTCCCAAATTCCTCAAAGATTTGCTAATTCCTGACTCTGGTAAGGTCTATCGTATTCCTGCTTCGTATGATCGTTCTACGTATCTTTATAATTCGATCTGGATAGAATTTACCAATATAGACACGGACGTAGTTAGAGCACCTGTGTTTGGCGATGTGCATGATAGATACTATTATGCTTCCACTTCTTTTCCTCCCAGATATAACACCCGTGCACGCATAAAATCAGGTACGGAAGGTTCAGTAGAGGCTCGTGCTTGGCTATTGGGTGTACCTACGCCAACTGAGCCGCCGGACCTTGTGGTGACTGGTGGTTCTATTGAAGCTGATAATGTACGCGTGGCTACGACTGTGGCTGGCGTGTTGGCTACGGATTATTGGGAAGGTAAAACAGTAGACAGCATTAAACTCGTTAAGGACGATAGGATTTTTATCAAGGACCAAGCTGGTTCTATTGCCTACGAGAACGGCATTTATATCGTTCAGGCTGGAGCAGGGACCGACCACCTCACGCCTGTAGCTCCGATCCGTGCTACCGACATGAACACCGGAGATAAGTTTCCAAGTAAATTTTTTAAGGTTATGGAAGGCACCGTTAATGGCGGTTCTTCTTGGAAGATCACCAACCCGCCGCCCCCCTCATTAGCTCCTGTTTTAGGTACAGACCCTATTACATCCGAGGAGGTCTCATTATTACCCCTGCAGGTAACAAGGGCGTATGTTTATACATGGGTAACTGAATACGACGAGGAAAGTGCTCCCAGCCCGCCTGCTTTAGTTACAGGCATACAAGACGGTGCGTGGGAGCTTAGCGGTATAAGTCCGCCGCCTACGTCGGATCAGGGGTTTGTAGTTGATCCAAATGCTGAACGGTGGATAACTAAAACAAGAATATACCGTACGATCACTTCTAATCAGGGGGTAGCTTCGTTTTTCTTTGTAGCAGAACAAGCGTGCACGTTACCTACTTACAATGATACGCTTAAAGACGACGAAGTATCGACTAATGCGCAGCTTGAGAGTTTCTCTTGGACGCCTCCACCACCCGACTTAGAAGGTTTTGTGGTGATGTGGAACGGGATTATAGCGGGGTGGCGAGAGAACGAATTATGGATGTGTGAGCCGTATCGCCCGCATGCATGGCCAGCTTCATATGTTTTGACGATGGAATATCCGATAGTTGGGCTAGGCGTTGCGGGCCAGACTTTAGTTGTTTGCACTGGTGGTAACCCGGTTACAGTCAATGGCTCTCTCCCGGAACATATGACTACTGCCAAAGTAGCTGCCTTTGAGCCGTGCACCTCACGTGGTAGTATTTTAAGCTCAGATGCAGGCGTGTTGTTTGTAAGCCCGAATGGGTTAGTTCTTTGCAATCAGACAGGCGCAGCTAATATAACCAAGGATTTGCTGACACGCGACAAATGGCGGAAATATACTGGCGAAGCAAAATTAAGAGCTGCTTGGCTGGGGTCGGCTTATTATGCGTTCGGTAGTATAAGTCCGGGGGTGTTTGAGCTTACTGGACCTGTTGGTATACCTGTTGGTAGCACCTCTGAGCATGGTGGGTGGGCTGGTTCGCATAATGATTTTATAGTAACTGGACCGAGTATGGGGAGCGGTTTTACTGAGGGGTTTGATCTTGGATTTGGTGGTCCTGGTTCTACGAATACCCCAATGCCCGATTGGATATCCAAGTTTGACGAGACGGGAGCACGCAACGGGATACTCATTGATCCTACGAACCAACGGATTGCGTTTAACCTTCTTACAAGTGAGTTACCTGTTTTAGGGGTGCAGAATGATCCGTGGTCTGGTGAAGTACTTATACTGAGAGATGGTAAAGTTAGTTGGTTGGACGTTAGCAACGTAAACAACTCCGTAGAACCCGGACGTTGGAAGTCCAGAATATACCAAACCCCAGATAAGAAAAACCTAGCTGCAGCTAAGGTTTATTTTAGGGAGACGTTTGAACTTCCTGAGTTAGGCACGTTAAGAAACACTTCTCCTCAGGAAAAACTGGGACCAAACCAATGGGGTCTGTGCAGGTTTTACGCTGACGGAAGATTGATTTATACTCAAGAGCTAAGAACTTCTGGTGAACTATGGAGACTTCCTTCGGGGTTCACGGCGGATTTTTGGCAGTACGAAATAGAGACAAGACTTAAGATACTTAACATTCAGATCGCATCCAGTGTGAAGGAGCTTGGAAGTCAATGAAAATTCCTACTAAAGCTCCTGCACGACATAATAAATTTACGGCTATTCCCGAGCCAAAGCCCACTATCGAAAGCTTAGTACAGGTGTGTAATGCTCTTAAGGAAGCGGTGGAGATAATAACCAATCAACGCTCGCGCGGGCAAGGACGTACAGCGTCTCCAACATGGGGTGAGCTTGTCAATGCAGGTGTGGTAACTGAAGATCAGCTACCTGCACTGCAGGATGGTAGGGTGGTTGAGTAAAGAGCGTGATTGAGTTTGGTAGAGCTGACCACGGGAAGAGGATTGCGGAGGCGGCTGGTTTTATATGTGGCCCTAGCGATATTGTTATTAGTCGGACGGACGAATGGGGGAAGCTCCTCGGTGGGGTTGTTTATTATGACTATACGGGAAAAAGCATATCAATGCATGTTGCTGGTTTTACTCCTAGATGGATTAATCCTGAAATGTTATGGGTTACTTTTGACTATCCGTTTGTTCAGTTGAAGTGCGCTTCGATATTTTGTCAGATACGATCTAGTAACCTTAAAGTTCTTGAGTTTGTTAAGAAAATAGGATTTAAGCGGGAAGTTGTAATACCTGAAGTTTTCCCCGATGGGGACATGGTAGTTGGCAGACTAAGAGCTGAAGAGTGCCGGTGGCTTAATATCAAGCCTAGGCATATTACCTCTGGAGGTAAGAATGGGTGGAAAGTCTAGCGCTCCATCGCCGCCAGACTATGGTCCTCTGATCAAGGCGAACGAGAAAACTTCTGCGTTTGCGATGAAGCTCGCCCAAGACCAATGGGATTGGGCAAGGAAAGTCTACGACGAAAATAAGGGACTGATGACGGATACAAATACCTCGTTTTTAAAGTCAATGGAAGATGCACGTATAGCGAGTGAAGAAGATAGACAGAGATATAAAAATATCTACCAGCCGCAGGAAGATCGTATGGTTCACGATCTTCAGACTTATGACACACCTGAAAGACGTGACAAGGAAACGGGTGCAGCTCAAGCTAATGTAGCGCAGCAGTTCCAAGGAGCACGTGATCAGGCTACGGCTCAGCTAGAGTCCTATGGTGTTAACCCAAGTGCTACACGCTTTGCCGCTATGGACAAGGGCATGCGTGTTCAAGAAGCTATGGGTAAAGCCGCTGCAGGGACTAACGCAGCAACAAGCGTAGAGGACAAAGGGCGCGCACTCAGAGCCGCAGCCATAGATATTGGTAAGGGCTATCCGGGGTCGTATACTGCTGCGGGACAGCTAGGTATTAACGCTGGTGGGCAAGCGCAGCAAGGAACCAACCAAGCTTATCAGACTGGTGCACAAGCTATGGGCACCGGCCCTGAATGGCTAGGCGGTTCTAACCAAGCTTTAGGAAATTGGGGCAACGCACTTAACAACCAGTACACTAACCAGCTCGGGCAGTTCAACGCTAACCAGAGCGCGTCCAGTGGGTGGGGGAGCGCCTTGGGCATGCTTGGCGGCATGGCGTTGAAGCATTGGGGCTTTGATGACGGCGGCGCTGTATCCCCGGAGATGAGCCCCTCTAGGGGCGCGGTGGAAGACGATGTGCATGCCGCAGTGAACGTGGGTGAGTTTGTTGTCCCTGCAGATACTGTGAGCTGGCTTGGTGAGAAGCATTTCCATAAACTGACTGAAAAAGCGCGAGAAGAACGTGCTGAAGCGCAAGCCGTGCCGACAGATATTCAGCCTACTTACTCGTAGAGGTAAACTCCGATGCCCTTCAATCGCGAGCTTGAGGACTTCGCTCAAGCGTTCTCTTCGGGTTACGCTGGGGCTAAATCTCCAAATGAGCGAGAGGCAGAGAAGCTTAATCTTGAAAAAGGAAGGCTTGAGGTAGGACACCTTCCAACGCAGTATGCGAATGAAGATGCGCAAGCTGCTGCTACGCTAGAAAGTACGAACACTACAAATAAATTCAATTTGCTTAAGTTGCAAAACCTTCCGACAGAACTAGAACAGGCAAATAAACTAGCTGGCCTACAGATAGAGAGTGCAGGACAAGACGTTGAAGCTAAGAAACGTGCAGCACTGCGCGAGCCAATAGATAACGCACATAAAGATGCGCTGTTTGACCTTGAGAAACAGCACGATCAAAACCTTATTACAGAAGATGAGTATAAGGCAGGGCGTCGTGTAATTGATGACGCATATACAGATAAGATAAATAAGCTTAATTTAGGAAAAACTGAACACGAGCTTAACCTAGCTGCAGAACAAGATACTCCTGAAAGAAAAGCGGCAAGAGATAAAGTAGTAGCTGCTGAAGTAACTTCTGCAGAGGCTAAGGCAAAACTAGATGCATTGAACGCATCTCCTGAGAGCATTGCAAGAAACGAGGAAATTAAAAAAGAGGAGTTGAAGAAAGCTAAGGCAGATAGAGAGTACCAAGAAGCACTTACTGCAGCTAAGCGACTTGAAATCGATAACACATTTAACTTTGCGGACTTTTATAATAATCAAGCAGGATCAGACGTAGACTTTGGTACGCAAGCCGTGCCTGAGGGGCCAGCTAGTTCAACAGGTGTGGACCCGAATACAGGAATGAACACGGGCGCGGGGCCAAGGATAGGTGGTTCTGTTCCGGGTCCTACCAGTGCGGTAGACGTTCCTTCTACAACTACCGTTGCTTCTGCGGCAGCTGTTCCTCCTGAAAGCCCTCCCGGTAGCGAGGCAATTGTTGGTACATTTAATCCCCCGGATTTGGTGGGACCATATGAGGGAGCAAACCCGGAACCGGCTCCTCCAGAAGAAGCAGTACCCGCAGATACTGGTGGTGGCATGAACATCGATGCAGAACGCGGTGCCCCCGATATGCGCTCTCCATCATCCGCACCGGGGTCGGTATATCCAACAAGTCCAAAGGCAGACCCGGCACAAGCAACCCTTCAGAAAGCTAAGACTACGGGCAAGCTGACCATACCCGATCTTATAGACCTTGGCATAAAAGTTACGCCAGAGGCGTTAAAACATTCAGCCGAGATGAGTGGTCTCATGGGGAACGAGTCAGCAGTTGATACACCAGAGACAGACCAGATGCATGCCAGCTGGCTGAACGGGGCTAACGGCGCAAACCCTGCCACTGCCGAGATGGTTCTGGCTACTATGGACGAAGCCACCGATGGTAAGCTTAACCCCAAAGAAAGGCTTATGGCTACCATTGGTGCTGGGTATTTATATCATTCGGCGAGGGGAGAACCTGAGAAAGCTAAGGGGTATGCCATCGGTATGGTGGAATACGGCAGGCACCTTGCTGGACAGTATTCTGCTTTTGCTAAAGCTGCTGCCCATAGTGGTGATCCAGATGCTACCGCCATGGCAGCTATGCGTGCCTACGCGCATGTCGGGAATGGTAAGACCCTTGATGTGTCTAGGGCACCGGATGGGGAACATTTTATAGCTCATATTACAGACCTGAAGACCGGTAAGACTATTCTCAAGCAGCTTATGACGCCAGACGAAGTAATGGCGCAAGCCATGAAGACAACACCGGATGCAGTCATCCCCGAGATGTTGTCTGCTGCTGGCGAAGAGGACAAGACAATAACACGTGCCGATGCAGTAGTTCTTAGCAGTCAGACTGGCATTCCCGTTGATGTAATTGATGGTATGACCATGGCAGGGTTTACTGCGTACCAGCAAGGAGAAAAGAATAAAGCAGACAGTAAGCCGAAGGTTTCTGCTATTAGCATGGACGACGTAGAAGCTGCGCAGACGGCTATAAATCAGACAGCCGATACGCTCATAAAGCGTGATGTAGACCGTAAGACGGGTATAGCAGATTTGTTTGATGTTCCTAACGCTAGGGATAACCTTGTTCCTGTTGCGGCTGACATAATGGTGAGGAATACAGATAAGGTTATTAGTTCAGACCAAGCCATACGGGCAACCAAGTACCTTGTTGAAAACGGCCTTCCTGAAAAAATGGAGGAGTATGACGATAATACTTGGATCATTAATGTTCCCGGTCAGCGCCACGTTAAGCTGGACAAGGGCCGTGCGGATATGATCATAGCCTCGCATGATCAGTATCTGGCTAATAAGAAACTCACCGCATCCGAGAAAAAGGAAAGGGCTGATAAGGACGCAGCTGATAAAGCGAGAGACATGGAGTGGCGTCAAAGAATACAGGAAAACGTGCAGCGGGGGGACGAGGCTGTGTATCCACAGATTGGGCCGGGAGCTGTGGACGAAAGTGATCCTACTAATTACCCACCGATGGGTCCTGAAGCAGTGCCTGCTGGGCCTGCGCCACCTATTGCGAATGCACCGCCCCGCAGGCGTTTGTATGTGCCACCCGCTAGTGTGATACCGCAAAATCAATCTGAGCCTTGGTACTGGAGGATGTTTAATAATTAGTTACCTTTGAAGGTAAGAAGTATGGCCCAGCTTAAATTTATCGATCCCTACGAGACCCCGGATCAGCAACACGCTGACGATCTGGCTGGCGATGTTTCGTGGGGTGATTATGCTACGGCTCTAGCTGCCGGCTCTACGGATGTAGTTGGCTCGATACCCGCCGTAACTCGCTGGATAGGCGAGAGCATGCCCGAAGATAGCCTGTTTGGGCAGATGCTTGTTAACCGTGGCCGGTATCATGAGCGCAAGCTGAATGAGACTGCTGAAGATTTAACTTCCAGCATGAGTGACTCTGCGCAAGCCAGATCACTTGCTACGATAGGCTCCAGTGATTTTCTAGCGCATCCGTTTAGCTCGCTTGCCCTGAAAACTACTAGAACTGCTCCAAGCATCGCAGCGTCTATTGGGGCTACGTTGTTCACTGCTGGCGGTGCGCCTTCTATGGCGGCTATCGCAGCGGTAAGCGGTGGGTTGAGTGCTGGTGAGACACTCAATGAGATGTACACCGCCGTAGACAACATGGACGATAAGGACCTACGCAAGTCCAGCACCATTTATGACGGCTATCGCAAACGTGGTTTATCTGAAGATCAAGCGCGCAGAGAACTAGACCGTGCAATGATCGGCTACAAGCCGTTTGGCTTGTTTGCACTAGGCGCTGTGACAGGTGTTGTCGGTCCCGCCGGGCAGATTGCCGGTGTTCTAGGCAAAGCTGGTCTTGGTAAAGCCGCAACCGAAGTTGCTAAAAGAGGTATCCTCAAGCGCGTAGGCATGGAAGCAGCGCAAGGAGCGGGTGCTGAGTTTGTACAAACGGGTGCTGAGCAGTTCTCGCAAGAAAAAGCTGCTGTTGATGTAGGGCTTCAGTCAGATATTAGATGGGGTAATGTAGCAAGCGCTGCAGCGGAAGGCGGCTTGATTGGTGGTATCCTTGGAGGTCCCACTGGTATTAAATCGCACACCAACGCCAACCCGCGTCCCGAGCCAGACAACCCCGCCGCAGTTGAAGTAGAAACCGCAGTAAAGCCCAACCAAGCCTCTGTGCCGGCTAGAGCCTCTAACACACAAGCTTCTCCCCCAATCGTACCTCCCACTGGGACACACACTGCATCTACGTCCAGAGCCGCTACTATTCCCGGCGCTACGCCTAACCAGAAAAAACCAAAGGTCGCCCCCGGTGCACCTAGCCGCCCTGCCGCAGCAGCTGGAACTCCCGCTGCCACTACCGCCACAACGACCGCCACGCCCACCATTGGTACCGTGGCCGGGTTAGCCCCTAATACCTATACCCCTGCTTCTAAACCAGCTCCCCAAGCCTCACAGGGCGACCCTAAGGGGCTTGTAGCGGGCCAGACGGAGTTAGCTGCCCTAAACACCCAAGTCGCGCCTACGGGCATCTCTGGGGCTCCGGTGCAGGCTGTTCCTACAACGCCAACTGCACCGAGAACTACCGCTCAAGTCCAACGTGATGAGGGCGTAGGTTATGGTGAAGCTACTCGTATTGCCCATAGCGAAGGTAACACTTCAGGTATTACCCCTGCAGGTAATGTCGCTCCCCCCGCACTTACTCCTGCTGCTTCAGCGCCAGCTCCAACTCCTGTTCCACAGGTCCCCGCCCAGACACCCGGCGCAGGTTTTGGAGCTGGTCCTGAAGCAGCACCTGCCGTGCAGGGGCGTGTTTCTAATTTAGCGCCTAATACGGTTGAGGTCGCTGCTCCTGCTCCTGCTCTTCCCACCACAGGACGTGCACCACGTGTTCTGCAAGTTGCTCCAACCAAAGAGAACGCCGTTGAGATAGCTAGACAGAAAGCGGCTCGCGAAGTAGCAGCTGCCGCAGACGCAAAAGCTGAAGCTGCCGCTACTAAAGCCGCCGCAGACGCAGAAGCTAAAAAAGATACACACTATTCCATGATTGGCGTGGAGCCAGCTAAGGGGAAACAAAAAAGTCGTATCAATAAAGTTATTGACGATAGTGTTATTGCACGAAGATTACTGGATGATCGTCCGACCAATTCAACGGTCCCAACCACTGAAGAAGGAATAAATGCGCTTAAGTCTGAATTGGACACTGCTGTTAAGTCTGCTGTAGCGCAGGGTGCAGACTTACGTGGTCAGGTTGGTCATGTATCTACCCCGCACTCGCTTGTGTGGCTTCGGGAAGCGCAGGAGCTTGTTAGCTATCTTGATAGCAAAAAGAAAATTGAGTTAGTTAATAAACAAAAAGCTGTAGCAAGGTTTATTGATCGTGAGACAAGGATCAGGCTTGGCGAAGGGGTAGCTGTAAAAGCCGAGCGCGCGCTTGAAGCCGAACAGGCGCAAGCAACAAAAGGTAAAGGCAAGGGCCAAGTAACAGAACAAACCCAAGAAAGTGATGCCACTCCCGCTACATCTACCGCAACAAAGCCAATAAGTGTAGAAGCACCTACCGAAACAAAAACATTAGCCCGTAAAGCCGAGAAAGGCGGGGGTACAATAACAGTTGAGGTACCTAAGGCTGTAGAAGAAAAACCTGAAGAAGATTTAGAAGACCTAACTCAAAAGAGCGAAGCTATAGTCGAGCAGACTAGGGCACAAAAAATAATTGCTGATAAAAAAGCCAAGGAAGCAGCCAAGCAAGCTGAAGCCAGAAAAAGAGGCGAAGCAGCGCGTGCAGCGATAGAGGCTCGCACTGCAGAAGCGAATAAGAAAGCCGCAGAGGCTAAGGCGGCTGAAGCAGCTAAGCCTAAGCCCTTACCTCCACAGGTAAGTGAAAGGGTAGAAGCATCAAAAGAGAAAGCTGCACAGAAAGAAGCGGCTCAAGAGGCGAAGAAACCTCCTAAAGCGCGCAAGAAAAAGACAACAATAGTTGCGCCTAAGGCTTCTTCTCCGGCAGCGTCCTCTGCAGATTTTGCTGCACAGGTTAAGGCGGAAGTAGAGCCTAACCCCTCAGATGCGCAGATACTTGCAGACAACGCTTCTAAAGCGCATGTCTCTATTGAGGGCATGCCGCTTGCTATTGAGACGGCAGCAAATACTGAACGTCAAATAATTACCCCTACGGGTAGTCGTATTGGTAGGCTTTATAAATATGCCTACGGGCATATATTGGGGACAAAAGCTCCTGACGGAAATCCCATTGATATCTTCTTGGGGCCAGAAGCTTACCCAAATAACCCTAAGCTAGAGGGCCTTCCTGTCGTTGTTATCGATCAGGTAGACCCGGATACCAAACTTCCTGACGAACCCAAGGTTATGTATGGGTTCGAGACGGTTAAAGATGCAGTAGCCGCTTACGAGGATAGTTATCCGCGCGGTCCAGAGCGTCGTGGCGACGTTACGCCGATGACGCCAAACGAGTTCAAGCAATGGAGGATATCCAAGCAAGAAAACAAGAACGCTCAGGAGCCCGCAGGAGCGCCTGTCAGCGAGCTTGACGCGCTTATTGCAGAGCAGACTGGAGAGATATCTGCAGAAAGGGCAGAAGATTTAGAGAGTGTCCTAGATACTGACTTAGAGGCTTATGGTGACACACAGCCAAGAAGACTAAGGCTGGCAAATGATACTTTTGATGAGTTTAACCAAGTACCTTTAGAGGATCAGGTTGCTGCCTCACGGGGACGCGCCGCACGCCAAGAACTGGAAGTAGCAGCTGTATCGTCAGACATAGGTACAGTGTCGAGTTTTCTTGATGCAGGCGTTCAACAGCAGAACAGCAAGGAGCGCGTTGGTTACGGACTAAAAGAGCGTGCACTTTTTCCGCATGTAATGAGACGCATAAAGGCGCTGGCTGGAGATGTAAAAGTATATGTTGTGTCAGGTAAAGATTTACAAGGAAGGCTTGGTAAGGGCGCTAATGTTGCTGGGTTTTATAGCGATGGAGGTGGCTATATAGTTGTTAATGGGGACTTGAGCCCCATTCAGTTTGCTAGGACGGTTCTGCATGAAGGTATTCATGCAGCGTTCGTAAAGGCTACACTCGAACATCCTGAGCTTATGGTTCAGTTGGATAAAATTCTGGAGGAAGGCTACGCCAAGTGGAAGAGTGTACCGGGTAACTACCTTAATGGTAAGTTGCCTTATGGCCTGACCAGTATCCATGAAATTCTTGCAGAGGCGCTTAGCAATCCACGCTTCCAAGAGTTTCTCTTAAATACCAAAGCTAGTAACGAGCTTGTTAAAGAGCTTGGGCTGGATGGCAAGTTCCGCTCAATGTGGGACGTGCTTATGCGGTTCATAGGCAAGATATTTAAGTTACCCAAGGCGCATGACTCGTTGCTCAGCGCAGTACTAAAAGTATCTTCCAAGCTTGAGCTTGCTGCGCCTGACTACGAAGGCGCAATATCTGATAAAGCCCTAGCTAACAACCTTCGCTATAAAGCGACAGGGTTGTTTCCCACTGACATAGAGTCAAGGTTCACAGATACTGTTGATCGCATCAATGAGAAATTACCCGCACGGGTAAAGAAGGTTCTTGGCACCGACGTTGCCCAACAAGATCAGGCAAACTCTCCTTGGCTCATGACTTTGCGAACGCTGGATCAATTGATCCAAGTCGCCAAGAGATATGGACAGCCATTTTATGAACACCTCCGCAAGGTGGGCGACACCATTGAGCGTATTCGCACCACTGCAGGGAAATACCTCGACGAGATGACGCCTCTCATAAACGAGAGCCATGGCTTAGAGCAAAAATACAAAGGCACTGATCTGTGGAAGAGGTTTGTTAATCTGGTTCATGCCGAGACCAGACTGCAGGTTTATTCTGACCGTGATCTCTCTAGCCAGAAACATCTTGGCAAGAACACTCTCAGGGGTGCACAGCCCAAAGCAGAGTGGAGGGAACTTAACAACGAGTTCAAGGCACTTGCGGCTGCAGCTCCTGATCTCATAGCCTTCCGCACCAAAGCGATGGATTTTTATAAAACATCTCAAAACAGGGAACGACTTGGTATTGTTAAAAATACTTTGGAGATTGCTGGGTTTCACGATCCGGCTCTTGCCCAGAGACTATTCGATGGCGACGAGACTGAAGACGATAAGTTGCTTCTTAAGCAGACCTACGATCACATCAAGGATGCCGCAGAGCTTGCCAAACTAAAAGGCCCGTATTTCCCCCAAATGAGAAGGGGCAATCACGTCGTCCGTGCGTTGTTTAAAATCGTCGCCCCGAAGTATGCGCTAAGGGCGCTGCCTGATGCGAACGGCGAAGTAAGAACTTGGGAGTTTGCCGGTAAGAACGCTCGTAACCAAGCGATGGACTTCGCAGAAGCGCAAAAAGGTACCGGCATGGTGGCTACTCCGGTATCAGTATGGGTAGATAAAAACACAGGCGAAAGATATTTTAACCTAGGTCAACCCGACGAAGTTCGCGTCCGTCCAGAAGACACTGATGCTGAACAACGGTTCAGGGTTACAGTACAAAACCGCTTCGTGGAGTTCTACGAAACAAAACGACAGGCACGTCAGGTAGCGGCTGCACTTGCAAGTGACCCAGCCGTAGATACTGATACTATTGCTCCGGTGGTCGAGAAGAGGTTTAACCCCGGCGACCGGCAAGCAGGCTTGATGTCGCATCAGCTAAGTGTATTGGCTGATAGCTTAGCTAAACGCCCCGGCTACCAGAACCTTAGCGACAATGAGAAGAACCAAGTTGTACAGGCGTTTAACACTGCCAGCCTTAGGTTATTATCTTCTACGCGCATACAAACAAAGCGCATGCAGCGTACGAACGTGCTTGGCGCTTCTAATGACTTCACTAGAAATCTAACGGAGTACTCGCAGTCTGTAAGTGGTTATCTGGCAATGCTGGATCACCAGAATGATCTTAACACAGCCATGGTCGCCGCCCGCAAAGAAGCCGATAGTTTCAGCGACTACAACAAAAGTGGTGGGCAAAGCTCTATCATGAACGTGATAGAGAAGCGCGTTAAAGGCGCTACTGCGTTTGATAATTCTGGTAGAGCCTACGAGTGGGGCAACAGGCTGCTGGCTCTAAGCTTTGCGTCCAAGCTTATTTCTCCCGCTACTAACCTGCTTAACTCGCTGCAAGTACCTATGGTGACCTATCCGGCACTGGCGTCAAGGTTTGGTCCGGGGCGTGCAGCGCAGATGCTGTTTAAGGTTTATAGGGAGATTGGCGTAGCGAACGTCCTCAAGCAAGGTATCGTTGCTTCCAAGCGCGCTATCACGCAGGGGCCGAACGCTGAAATGCCAAATATGGTAGAGGATATAATTTCCAGAGTAAAATCCCCGCAAGTGCGTGCCATGCTTAAGCATTTGATCGAAGTCGGTTCTATCGATGCGAATGCCGGTATAGAAATATCCGACCTGATCGAAACCCGCACGGGCGCTCTAGGCACGATAGATCATTATACAAATTATATTCATACTTTTGGCAGGCAGATGCCAAAGGCTATTGAAGCTGTTAACCGTACTGTTACTGCTATTGCATCTTATAATCTGGAGATGCAGCGCTCAGGCGACCATGATTTAGCTGTGAGGTTTGCACAGGAAACCACTAATACTACGCAGGGATTGTATTCACACACCAACGCTGCGCCAGTATTTAATCATCCTCTTGGAAGATTAAGTTTACAGTTTAAGAAATACGGGCAGCTAATGTATAGCATGCTTGGTCATAACATCGGCAAAGCTGTAATGAACGCTGAGCCGGGGGACCGCGCAGAGGCACTCAAGACGCTTGGTTATTTGCTGGGTACGCACTTTGTGATGGCAGGCGCATTGGGCCTCCCGCAGGAGCCGCTAAAGTGGCTTATTATTGGTGCGCGTGCAGCGGGCGCAAATGTATCATGGGCTGGCTTCGAGCACGGAGAACGGGAGTTTTTGTCCAGTATACTTGGGCAGGGACTTGGTGAGGTCGCTGCACGGGGTATAACCCGCGCACTCCCAGAAAGCTTCTCGTTTGATCTTAGCGGTCGTGCAGGCATGCAGGACTTGCTAACGTTTGGCGAACCACGCTCTGCAGACAAGCAGGACCTTAGTGCTTTCTTCTGGGATACCGCAGCTGGTGCGCCAGCGCAGATGCTGGGCGATTGGATAAAAGGCTCGCAGGCAGCATTGAATGGCGACATCGGAGAAGCCGCTCAGAGGTTCTCTATTATCAAGGTAGTCACTGACGCCATAAAGAGCTATAGAAATACTTCAGGCGAACAGAAGACCGCTGCTGGTTACGAAAAACTATCAGCCTATGGACTTGGCGAGACAGCGATCAGGGCGTTTGGATTTACCCCCGCGAGGGAGGCCGAAACCTCAGAAGCGAGAAACTATTTTGCACAGGCCACTAAAGCTGCATCTAAAGCCAGAGACGATCTTATGCATCAATGGTTTGAAGCAAGTCCTAGTGACCGTGGCAGGCTTTGGGGTACAGTAGAGAAGTTTAATTACGGTAAGACAAGGGACGAAAAGCTTACCCGCGCCGATCTTGACAAGTACGCAAAGCGTAGACGGACAGAAGAAAGATCAGGGCTGGTCAAGTCTGGGTTCAGGGTAACTCGTCGTGATACAGAGACATACAAGAAGCTCGGAAATACTTACAACATTAGCCCATAGGGGGTAATAATGGCAACGAAAACTAGAATAGAGTTTGGGTCTCTTTACAATAGAAACAGTGCTAGTCCCAATATGATGATGGGTATGCCGGTATCAGCAGTCGCCATGAGTGTTACCGGCACCGCCTCCACCACAGGGACAACTGTACCGGCTAACGTAGGGTGGGCGTTCATTACCGCTATTGATGGTAACGTGCTGGCGCTCCCCGGCTCTGCGCCTACGGTTACACAGACCACTGGTAAGCTTTGCCTGCAGGGGGTTGAAACGCCTATCGCCGTGCAGCCGGGGCATTTGATTTCGCTCATAGAATTAGCATAAAGCACTTGCATAATTACCTGTAGAGGTAAGATTTCGATGGGTTACTCCTACGGATACGGCTATGGGCACACTTGGAAAATAAGAAAAAAGCGAGGGGCCGCTGCTGCTCCTGCTCCTATGACTGTAATGCTCACTGCTCCACTGGAGGGGGCGGCTTTATCTGGCACGGTGACGCTGACAGCAGTGGGATCGGGTGGCACGCCGCCATACTACGGTGTGCAGTTTCTGCGCGATGGCACATCGGGGACTGGAGAGGGCGGAGTAGATTTAGGGGTTGATATAACCCCTCCATATTCAATTACGTGGGACTCCAATACAGCGGCTAATGGTCCGCATCTGTTACAGACTGCATTGTTCTCCGGGGATTTTTCTGCGTTTGCGTTCGATGAAATCAGTGTGACAGTTGCCAATGCTGCGCTGGGAGGAGGGATACTGCTGGAGAGCGAGACGAATGGCTGGGCAACGGACTTCCTCTACGCCACAGATGCGAATCGGGTGGCGCTGAAGGCAGCAGGGGTGATTACGTACTATGCTGTAAATAGCTTCTATCAGAATGCTGGAACAAGCCCGAAGATGGTCTATGATGTGAGCGGGGTGCTGGGCTGGTCGCCGCATAATTATGTGCGGATGTCGGAGACATTTGACAACGCTACGAATTGGGTTGCCGAAAACTGCACTATAGCAGTAAATGCTATTGCTGCGCCGGATGGGACGCTGACTGCCGACAAGCTTGTTGAAAACAGTGCCAATGGTTCACATGATTTACAGCAGGGTGGCATACCAAGCATTACGGGACAGATGTCGGTTTATGCCAAGGCGGCTGGACGCACCCGTATCCTGATTTACGATGCCACATCTGGGACGGGATACGGGTTTGACCTGACCACAGGCACCACGTTTGCGGTGAGCGGCATTCCTCCGGGTTCCGCTACAATACAGGACGCTGGTAATGGCTGGTGGCGCTGTTCGTTGGCGTGCGTGGGGGCGACAACCATTGGCGTTTATACATGCAACGGGACAATCTATTCCTACGCCGGCGACGGCGTGTCAGGAGTGTATCTCTGGGGTGCGCAGGTCGACAAGGGCTCCGTCCCGACCGCCTACCTCCCCACCACGACTACCGCCCGCGTTGGGCTGGCGCTCGACTACGACCCGGTGACGCACGCGGCGCGCGGGTTGCTGTGCGAGCCGCAGGCGACGAACTTGTGTCTGCAGAGCGCGGCTGGTAGGACGGGATTTGCATGGTCTGGTAACGGCTCGACATATACTCCTGCTCAACCAGACCCATCCGGCGGTAATGAGGCATTGTTGGTTGTTACTAATGCTAATTTAGGTATAAATGTAGGACAACAAGTTAATATTGGGGTTACAGCAGGACAAGTATATACAGGTTCTTGTTGGTGTAAAGGCACTGCCGGGCAACAGATTTATTTTTACCCGGATTCTGCGATAGCTTCATCGCAAGTAGTTGTTACATTTACTGGCAGGTGGCAACGAGTCAGCAAGTCATTTACAGCCGTTGCAACGAACGCTTATTTAACATTGGAGCGGTATGACAGAATTGGCAGTGCTCATTTACCAGATGTAACATTCACCATCTGGGGTGGACAGTTTGAGGCTGGCACTGTCGCCACCTCCTATATTCCGACGCTCGCCGCCACCGTCACGCGGGCGGCGGATCAGGTCAGCGTCACGCCGGCCTCGATCAACTACTCCGCCACGGCGGGGAGCTGGTGGGTGGAGACGTACCTGATGGGAGGTGCCGGAGACGAGTGGATCATCGGCTCGTCTACTGCTGCATCTCCCATGCTCTACAATTTGGGTGGGGTAACCATCAGAGACGGAACACAGATTTATATTCCGCCAGGGCCAGCAATAACGAACAACATCAATAAGCTGATGTCGGCATTCACGACCGGCAGCCGAGCCATCACCTATAATGGTCAGGCCCCGGTCACTGATACGGGGACAGTGACGAATTTGCTAAGCCAAAGCTATGTGGGATTTGGCAGCAGCACGGGAGGCTCGGGGAATGCGCTCGGCTACATCCGCCGGGTCCGCTACGTGCCGCGCCGTCCGACGAATGCAGAAATGCAGACCCAGACGACAACCCTGCCCTACACAGGAACTATCGCTTCCCAGGTGATGGTCACAGCCGCCGCTGCGAGCACCGGCGCGTCGGCCTCGTTCACGCCGCCCGCTAACTCCACGCTGGTCGCCTTTGTTTCTGCTCGTGGCGGGACAAGTGCAACCGCCACGACACTAGTCGACAGCCTCGGCTCCGTTTGGACAAAGATAGGGGACTATCAAGGCCCGCAGTCCACTGCGTTTATCATCACAGGGATATACAAACTGGCTATCGGTGCTGCTCCGGCGGCCCGCACTGTGACTGCCAGCGCGACAGTGACTGGGGTCAGCATGGGTTCGGGTTGTCAGGTTATATCCTGCACTGGGACTATAGGTGGATTGAACAATACCCAAGTCGGTACGTCTACAGTTGGACCATTGTCGCTAACTGTTTCTGGGGTTTCCATCCTTTCCTACTACATCCGGCAAACCACAGCATCTTCTATTGTCGTTCCGACTGGCTATACTGAGCTTGGTGGTGGTGCTCACATTCAATACAACAACATGACGGCGAGCGTTGCATACGACCTCACTTCGCCGGGAAACCAAAACTGGAATGGTGGCGGTAATGCTATGGCATGGGCTGTGGAGATAACCGGATGATAGATTTTCTCTTCCGCGCTACCACGCGCAAGGACTTCGAGGCGATGGCGCGCACGGCTGAGTTCATCGACGACGAGAACAAGCCGCTGCCGGGTATCGAGATCGACCCGACGCCGGGTACTCCAGAGTATGAAGTGGGGATACCTATTGTCGATGTACCGTCGCCGGACGAGATCACGCCACCGGTTATGAAGACCGACTACCACGCCAATGTTAGAGTATCTGGCGAGCGCGAGCAGCAGGAGATCGAGGGCCTCGACCAGACCGACGCCGAAGGTAAACTCCTGCCAGCGTCAGAGCGCACGCATTTCGGCATTGCCTTCAGTAATGCCGGTACAGTCGTGGCAGATGATACGACAGAGGGCGTGCAGTACGCCAACGTGGCGCTGATCAACGAGCAGACGATCGTCTCGCCGCAGCGGGTCTGGCAATAATTCTTACCTTTAAAGGTAATAGCTCCTATGGCTGCTAAAACTCGCGACACACTGAAGTCGGAAAACTCCTCTGACTTCCCTGACAACGTAGATGGGCTGATAACGCCTGCTAGTTTGCGTGGGCAGCTGGACGATATTATTGACAGCGCCATCTTCCCCGAGGATGGTTCTATTGCTGGTCCAGCTGGCCCACCCGGCCCGACAGGACCTACCGGTCCTAGTGGACCGTCTGGCGTATCAGGCGTTGATGGCGCAACCGGTCCAGCAGGTCCTGCAGGACCTCCCGGTCCAGCCGGTGCCGGTGTTGCGATCCTAGGCTCTGTGCCTGACGTTATTTCGCTGCCGGGTTCTGGCACACTAGGCGATGCGTGGATCGTACAAGAGTTTACGCCTTATCACCTGTTTGTCTGGGACGACATAGCGATTGACTGGAGCGATGCCGGTGTCTTCCAAGGCCCACAGGGCGTGCCGGGACCTACAGGACCGGCAGGCACTACCGGTGCTACGGGGCCAGCAGGACCAACAGGACCGGCAGGACCTACCGGAGCTACAGGACCGGCGGGGCCATCTGGTAGTGATGCTACGAACTACACCACCGTAGCGGCCATCGTTGCAGCTACGATACCCGTAGGGGTAAAGAGCATCAAGACTGCTGGTTACCAAGCAGTTGACAGCGTTACCGGCCTAAGCACACTAGGTATTGGTGCAGCTAGGTATCATAGGATAGATACCGCACCCAGCGGGTGGATGCTTACCCCCGATCTTCCTCTTCCTTCCGGCACTAGCCCATACAACCGTGGCTTCATCAGGTCGCTGGACCGCTTCACCTCTGCGGGTACAACGGACGCCACCAACGGCGGCTACTGGATGCTCGATATCGAGCAGGGTCTTACTGTCACCATGTTCGGTGGAGAGATAAGAACTACCGCTCAAACTGGCGGTACTGAGACAGTCAACGATGCAGCTATCCAACACGCGCATGTGTTCTGCAACAACGTGCAGGTAGGTTACTACGTCCCTCTTATTTTCCCAGTAGGCCGGTTCCGTGTATCCACCCAAGTAGAGTTCGTGAACGGCATGAACTGGAGGGGGGAGAGTATTGTCGGCGGCTCCGACACGGAGAATACCTCTACCTACTACAACAACGACAACACCATGTTCTATATGACTGCCAGCCGGCGCGATGTTTTCTTTAGCGGTATCGACTTCGACGCAGCCAGCGTAGCCAAGGATATTATTCTTTCACGCACTGCAGATGGCACGACTGCTACATATGATTTGCAGTGGAGTAAGTTTCAATACTGTGCTTTCAAAAATGCGCGCTATGGGATACGGATTACTTCAACAGGTGGTGTAATAAAGAACTGTTTTTTCCAAGGCTGTAACATCAGTATGGAATTATCTGGTTCGGATATGTTCGTGCAGGATAACTTTGTCGATACACACCACACGACGCTCTCTGGCGGGTTAGTCCTTAGCTCCCTGAACCTGTCAACCATACGAGGGAATTTTATAACGGGTAGGCATAAGATACCATTGGTCCTGCGTGGCAATTGCAATGGCGTTCGCGTTTACGACAATGAGTTTGATATCTCTGATTACTCTGGTGTCTACTGCGACCACGCGAGGGGCTTCCTGTTATATGCCAATACTTTTAATCGGCTTTTTGAGTACAGGAACCTAAGCACGGACCTTGAGATAACAACAACGCTCGCTGCCAATCCGTTTACTACGGTAAGCGGATCGCCAACAGTAACTGTAGCTATGGTAGGCCACAGGCTGTCTGTCGGTACGCCCTTGAACTTTAGTGGGGCTACCGCTGTAGGGGGTATAACTATTAATGGGGGATATAAAATAATAACAGTAGTAGGGCCTGATAGTTTTACTATTACGCACGGCTCCAATGCCTCTTCCAGTGCGACCGGTGGCGGCTCTGCTGTAGTTATGATTAATTCTTGGCGTCCATCCCCTGCAGACGCCAGTTATGCCAACATCCAGTCGCCACTTACCGCTGGTGTGTATGCTGATGCAGACTTCAGAGCACACGATGGATACAATTTTAACATCCATGATAATATTTTTATGAACTCGTCGCTGGATGGTTTTGTTACTACTTCGTCGCTTCTTCCTAACCCTCCTGCTGGCGCTCTTAACGTCAAGGGCACTATTTTCTTTGTTCAGGATACCAAGCACATCTGGACGTGGGACACGGTTAGCTGGGTGGATTATGGACTCTATGCACAAACCCATAAGATCACGGCAACCTCAACGTCTGCCGGTGATACGGAAGGTGGTCGTGCCAGCCATGATATCTACATCGACGATGTGAATTACCGGGACGGTAAGCAGCGTGTCATCACTGCTGACCCCAATTCCTGCTTTCCACGCCTAGGCTCACGGCACCCGGCAGGTATTCTTAAAATCACCACTGCGGGCAGCACAACAATCCGTGCAGGTGAGTACTCCGTCGTGACAGTTGAGTTAGCGGTGGCAGGAGCTACAACCATTACGCTCTCTAATTTTCCCGTTGACTGTAAAGACGGTGAGCAGATAGTTATTAATCGACGGGACGCTCTGGCTTATACGCTAACCATCAAGACAGGTGATGCCGGGGGCGTAGGTACCAGCACGACAATCAAGACCTTTGTCAACGTAGCTGGTAACACCACTTGCGTTTATGACGGTACGGTTTGGTTTGCTACATAGTTACCCGCAGGGGTAAGGATTTTAGGGAGGATAAAATGGCAGTTGATCCATTGAACGTAAGGGTGACAGACTTCGGGGCTATTGGGGATAACAGCCACGATGACGGGCCAGCTATCAGGGAAGCTCATGACTACTGCAGCAAGCATAAGGCGGGCTATTATTTGCCGCTGCATTTCCCTATCGGTAGATACAGGATCGACAGCGCAGGCGCTATCCCACTGGTCAATGGAACGCATTGGACCGGCGAGGGACACTATAATGATGAAAAAGAATACAGGTCACAGATTAGATATAGCAAGTCACACTTCTTTTCACTTGGCGGTACTCGTGAGTTTGCTGCTTTTAGTGGCCTTTGTTTCGATGGGCGTAGCCAGCCTTATAGTTTGGTGGCTGATGGGCAGTTGAACTACAGCATGTTCAATGCGTGTGGTTTTAAAAATTTTAACCACGTGTTTGATGTGCCCATGTTAGGCAATAAAATCAAAAACTGCTTTTTTCAGAACAACTTATGCACTGGGAATTTTAGGGGTAGCGATAACATAATCGCTGATAATTATATCTCTGGCTCTAACTACAAAGCAGATGGGAGTAACAGCGCTAGCGCGGGTGCAGACACGTTTGCAGTAAAGTTTGGTTCGTTCCGGCTTAATAGATTTTTGCGGAATTTTATTACTGGTCGTCCGCAAATGGCGCTCGGTTGCGAAGGTGACTTGGATGGTACCATCATCAATAGTAACTGGTTTGACATATGTGATATGTCTGGGGTCTACATAAAGAACAGCTCAGGCGCGATATTCGAGGCTAATACCTTTAACCGCTGCATGATTGGACAAGACCAAAACTTGGACGAAAGCTTTGGTGTCACAGACCCTAAGTACGATAGTATTGTTAGGATGGTAGATTGCGAAGATATGGCTTTTTGGAATAATTGGTTTGGCTATGTGGAGCATGGTGTCCCTGCGGGAGCACCAATAAAAACGTTCCACAACACTAACTGTAGCAGCATACAGATCGCTAACAACCTGTTCCGTAAGCCCTACAAGCGCCTTGACCTAGAAGATTAAGTAGCTTCTGCCGAAGCTGTGTGTCCCTGACACTTCAACCTCAGGCACTAGTGGGCTGGCATCCCGTCACCACTGCCACCATTACCTTACCTTTGAAGGTAAGAAGCAAGAAAGGGCGGTAAGACTTATGAAAAAAGGCATAAGAGACCCAAGCTCGCACCGTACGCCTGCTCAGATCAAGAAGATGGATCGGGGTTATAATCACAGGCCAGCTGTCATCGCCAATCGGTCTGACAATAATCAGGCTAGGGCCATGCTCGCGAAAGAAGGTCTAGTTCATAAGGGGGATAATATGGACGTAGACCATAAAAAACCCCAGAGATCAGGCGGCTCCAACAAACGCAGCAATCTTCGCGCTATATCCAGCTCACGCAATCGCGGCTGGCGGGATGGCGTGTGAAATGACACAGTGTGGTTTATTTGTACTAGTAATGTAACCTCCAATGGTGTAATAAGCAAAAAGCCCTAGCTCTCTGCAGAAGCTAGGGCTTACCAGTGGAGGTAACAATATGAATAGTTTGAAGATGCTTTGTGGCATCAGCATGGCGGTTTTGTTTACCGGCTCAGCTTTTGCTGCACAAAATGTCGCCAACACGTCGCAAAAGGGTTCTTTGCTGATTTGGCCGCTCATCACTGTCGACAAGGGTGAGACGACGCTGATCGAGATCAGCAACGACGCGAACCGTACCGTGCACGTCGAGTGCGAATACGTCAACGAGCAGAAGGGCAGGGTGAACTTCGACTTCGACCTCTCAGCCAAGCAGACCGGAAGCTGGGATGTCTACTCGACCAAGGGCGATCAGGTGTCGCCTGCAAAGTTCCCGACCAACCCCGGCCTGCCGTTCTTCCCCGGCAACGCCTATAAGGGCGAGCTGATCTGCTTCGCCGTCAACGAGGGACGCGAGTTCCAGATCGCGTTCAACCACCTCACCGGCACCGCTACCGTAGTTAAGGTGGGAACTCCTCCTACGGCCGAATCTGTAGAAGTCCCCAAGCACGCGTTCAAGTACAACGCTTGGGCCTTCACTGCGAGAAATCGCCTAGGTCCGGCACCAGACAATCAGCTTACTCGGCATGGCACTATCGCCGGGTTTCTTAACCTTAGTGGCGGCATTGCCGATGGCGTATACGACGCCTGCCCGGCGTATAACATCGCCAACTTCATGCCCAACGGTGCGTATCTCGGTGCAGTTCGCACCCTCTCCAACTCTCTGGCAGTAGTATCCTGCGGACAGGACCTTCGTGAGCGTTACAACATCTACGCTACCAAGCTTGAGTTCACGGTGTGGAACTCTGAAGAGCACTCCTTCACGGGCGCTCACTACTGCACCGACAGTGTCACTGACGTATATCTCAGTGATCCGCCTGTCACCGCAGGCTCTAACTTTGACTACGACGTTCTTCACACCGCCAACGCACGCTTCCAAGTTCGTGGCGTGAATGGTGGCGG